CTGGCCACCAGCTACCACCCCGGCTACGCTTCCAGACGCCGCAACATTCGTATTGTTCGTCGCTATGTTTCCATTGACCGCAGAAAGCGCCGTCGTAATGGCACCCTGAACTGCCGACACGTCTGCCGACGATGCACCTTCGAATGTAGAGACCGTCGATGTCGCCGAGGAGACACCGGCTATCGCCGTATTGATGCCCGGCACATTGAGCGCAGCACCAATCTGAATGACATTGTTAAGGTCCGTACCTATCGCAGCATCCAGACCAAGGAGCGCCGTGAGAAGCGGGCTTGTCTCATCCTGTACGACAATGCAGGTTATCGAATACGGGATCTCGAAAGGCTGCTCGTAATCGGCTTCGAACTCATCGATGACTACGGTGTATCGAAAGCTGCTCCACGCAAGCTCAATCGGCTGGCCCTGAACCCGAAGGTAGTCAGCCAACCTTGCTCTAGTCTCCGCATCGCTTCCACGAAAACGTGCCGACCATTTCAGCGGAGCATCATCACGCCCCATGGCATCGATAACACGATTCCCGCCCGGCAGCTTGTGAACAGCGAGCATCTGCTTGCCGCCGATACCGCTGATCTTATCCGGCACCTCCATCCCATAGAAGAGGATCGGGCCGAGCGTGAGAACGACAGTCATCAGTTCACCGGCTGCGGTGCCAAGCGCCAGTCAACCGCCGTGCCGGAAGACGGAGCCTGCATCATTCCTTGAACTTGATATTCCGTGGCAGCGCGTCCAACTTCTCGTTTGTCGATCTGGACTACGGTCGTTCCAAGATATTGCGTTGTCGATGCTGGCGCTGGAGGAACCGGGTCTGCTGACCCGAACCCAAACTTACCTTTCCAGTAGTTCAATGAACCCTGAGCCGAATTCCGTCCCATATCCATCATTTCTTTTTTCGTGTCGCTCTTCCATCCGAAGAACGCGTTCAGCCCTTCCAGAATGCCGGTGAGGGTAGAAAGGCCCGCATTTGTCACAGGCAGAACCTCTTCTCCTAGATGGGTCAGTGTTTTGTCCCATTCCGCAGAAAGCGTTGTCACGCGCCCCGCAGGTGTATTCATCGCATCGGCGTAGCCCTCTTCAATGTGATGAGCCTTGCCGTAGGCCGCGTAAGACGCCGAGATAAGGTCGCGTTGCCGGTCAACCAAGGACATTGCATTGCCCCCGGTCCCGCCGAATAACAAAGCGTTCTCACGAATACGTTGATCCTTGTCCAGTCCCATTTTGTCGTAAACGGGCAGAACATGGTCGAAATACCATTTGATGAAGTTCTGATCGTAGCCCTTGGCGTCCACAAGTGGATCGCCATTCATCTTCTTGATACCGCCGAGAGAATTTAGATCCACCGCGCTCTTGTCCCACAATCCCAACTTCAGATATTCGCCTACAGCCTGATTGGAAAGCCGGATAATACCATGCGCACGGTTATAGGCAGTTGATAGAGAATTTCCGGCTGTACTTCCCTTTAGCTCACCGATGATCGGCTCCGCCATCGCGTACATTTCATCCGAGAAACCGAAACCGGCTGTCTTGGCGCGAGCACGAAATTGCCTCAGTTGCTCCCAGTCGATTTGACCGCCTGACGTGGTCTTTAATCTGAAACCCACATCAGCGAGTTCATTGAAGCGTTTTCCGGTCGGATCATTGGCGCCCCCCGTCATGTCAATCCAACGCAACATCGCCAGAGATTCAGGACTATGCGCTGAAGCATCGTCCTTGCCGTAAAGCGCTTTGTCGATAAACGCAATTTTGGCTAGAACAGGCGCGGCCATCTTTGCAGCGTCAAGCGCACTTGCGTCATTTCTTCCCGACTGACGGAAGACGCCTTGCGCCTCATTCATGAAATGCATCGTATCGGTGAAGTTCGCGCCGGCGATCTTCATATGCATCGCGAATTCTTTGGCATCGGCGTTTATCTTGTCGCCAAGCCCGTACATCCGAAACTTCGCCAGTTCCGTCTCGAATTTACTGGCCTCCTTAACGCCAGCACTTAAACCAGCCACCACGACTGTGAGTGCCCCGGCCACGAGGCCGAGCTTACCCGTAAAACCCATTGCTGATTTATCAGCAGAACCAAACTGATCAATGATCTTTAGCAGTTCGGCGCTAACCAGATTGCTTAGGGCGACGGTGATGCCAATTTTGTAAGCATCGCTCATGGTTTACTCTCGCTCGATTGGCAATCTTCCTTGAAAGACTTTTTGACCCGAGAGATGCAGCGTCACATTTTCGCCCATCATCTCCACTATTTCGGGGGCCTTTTCGTGGGCAGCGCCACCAAGAAAAGAGCGTGGAGGCATTTTGTCCGTGCCTAATTCCTGGTAGACAGCAACATCACTGTTCGATCCGATATGGGCGACATTCCCTATCACCTGATGCTCTATCGAGTCACGCAATTCACCAGAACGCAGCAGCGGCTCATTTTCTGGGTAGCCTTGCTGTTCGCGGTCCTGCTTCGTGGACTCTGCAAGTTCAGCCCAAGCAACAAATTGGCCACTCTGGTCCTGATATGAGCCCAATTTCTCTTTTGCTCTCCGCTCAATGCTTTTCGCCGAACGTTCGAGCAACTCGTGATTAAGAGCATCGACAGCAATCGCCGCAGTCATGAATTCCGCTGCCATGCCCGCAAAGCTGGTGAATGATTTCATCGTTTGTCCTTTGACCACACCATGCGTGACCAGTCCCAGACGTTTCCCTCCATCTGCCCGAAAATGATGCTGTATGCCATTCGATCAACAGAATCGAGACTGAAAGCAACGTCGAAAGGCACACCGTTCTTGACCAGCCACAGGCACGTCACGAGATCGGGGTGCTCTACTCGTTTTTTGCTGCTTCTTTCGCCTCAGCGTCGGTTTTGTGAACGGGCTTGAAATTCTTCGAGACCGCTTCGGCAATGGCCTCAAAACCATCATCATCGAGTTCTTTAACCAGCGTTTCCAGTTGCAGCTTTGTTCCAAGACGACCAACAGCCACGTCGTCAATGCTTGAAACGCTATAAGCCAAACTCGCAAGGCCCAAATACCTTTCATTCGCTGCATTCGCTCCGCCAACGATCTCCAGCAACTGAAGTTCATCGATAGGCTTTAGCTTTCGGACGACAATCTTGCGTCCGCGACCGTCTTTAATAGTTGCCGTCTTGCTTGCAACAATCGCCTGTGAAGGTGTCTGTTCCATTTACGCCACCGAGATCTTCTGCGACGCCATGCCACTGAGACTTTGCTCGACCTTTTTGTCACCGGAGAAATCGCCAGCGCTATCGAGCTTCATCACGAAGCCCGTATAGCGCCATTTGCTGATAGAGCCGTCGGCTTCCTGAATGGATTCGTTCACGGTCCCCGCAGCTTGGTTGGTTCCGTTGTAATAGCCGGCCTCGAACGCCGCCCAGAAGTCATCGACGCCCCTGTCCATACGGTCGAGCTTGAACGACAGCTCCCAGCCATCAGGGATGTAGGCAAATTGCGGGATACCCGAGAGAGGTTTTGACTTGAGCGTGGTCGTCGCGGGCTTTGCGCTGAAGTCCGTTATCCCATTCAGGGTAATCTGCCCGTTCGGCCCGTTGATGACGATGGATACGTCTCTACCGACCGTGAAATTATTGGCTGGCATTTATCGGTACTCCCTAGTTGGACGGTTGCGCGCCGACAAGCTGGACACTGACGGTCTGACCGCCTTCCAGATTGACGAGGAAGAACCAAATGATGCTGAGATATTTGACCTGTACGCGAGCCTGCATGTAGCCAAGTGCAACCTGACTGTCAGGGTTGTTCGCTTTGTCGATCTCGACGCTGAATGCGGGACCGCCATTTACATCGCCGATCATGCCCTGATTTTGCAGATTCCAGAGGAAGGCATCCATCGACCCTTCGACCTCTGTACGCAGGTCTTGCGTCTGAGGCTGGCCGATAACGAAGCCGTAGGAAGCGGCCAATGTCAGCGCCAGGTAGTTCGTCATGCGCGTGTAGTTATCGCCGTTCCGCGTGGGATCGCTGGAGGCGTTGCGGCCAGTCCGGAACCCATAGTAAGGTCCACCGGGACATGGGTTGGTGATCACATCGAGACGAGCCGTGGCGACGGCACCGATTTCAGCGGAACTGTAGGGCTGGTTTTGCGAGGTGCGTTGCGTGCCGACGACCGCAGGAAGCTTTTTATTGAGAGTTGAGAGATGTGGGGCGAGGTTTGCCAGTTCCGCTGCCGCGAATGTGGCGGGAGAAATCAGACGAAGGACGCCGTTTACGTTGTCCTGCCAATATACCCAGTCTCCAACGATGATCTTGAGGGAGGGATCATCCGTGCCAGCAGTGACTAGGTTTCCTGAAACCGTTGAATAGCTTGCACCTACGGCACCGGGCAGAGGGATGTAAACACCCTCGCTATCCGCGAAGGCAGCGATATTAGGCCATTGCGTGCTGTCCGTGAGATCGATCAGGTTGGCGACCTGTGCGCCCGAGGAGCGAAGTGCATACATGCCCGTGCGTGACGAAGGCGTAACGCCATCTGCTCCGACTAGGGTTGCATCGGTGACGCCGCTCGCCCCGTCCGTGCCGCCCGTAAACGCGACACTGGCAATCTTCGGAGCCGCCGTAGAACTGCCGATGGTGGCAACAGCAAGTTTGGAAGGACCACGTAGTCCGGTCTGGCCATTGTTGACCGCAGAAACCATCGCTGCCCACAGCGCAGAGCCGCTTCCGGCAATATTGTCGTAGGACTCACTGGCATAGCCAGCACGGTTGATGGTCAGTTTGAATGTGCTGGGCTTCGTGCCAGCAGACACCGTCGCACTGAGGGTATTCCCGACGACGCCTGTGTAGATTGCCGTCAGCGTCATACCCGTGACCGGGGTGCCAGCCACGTCAACCACATGGGCAGAGGCCGCTACGTCAGTTCCGTCGGTCACGCGCACGGCCCGAATATTGTTGGCTCCTACCTGAGCCGAGATCGAGATGGCAGTCGCCAGATCATACTCACGGAAGGTCACCGGGCCGAACGTATCGGCTGCAGCCAGAACGGGGCTATTCACCGGTCCCCACGAACCAGCACCAACTAGCCCGAGAATGTCCGTCGGGACGCCATTGATGTAGACAGTCTGCGGAGGGACCTTTTGAATGTAAACGTCAGGCGCTGTCAGTGCAGTGGTATTGAGCTGGCCGAGGTTATAGATGGGCATGACTACTCCCTGAAATTAGGTGGCATCGGCCGTGCGAACGACATGGCGGACATTCTCATGCGGTACTTCTCCTTCGAGAATGCTTTTTATCTCCTCGGTGTCCCTGATCTTGTCGCCGCGCTTGTATTTTCCAAACGGGTGAATGACGGTCAAATGCATGAGGACCTCCTAGATTGTGATTGCGAGATAATTGCTTCCAGACTGGAGCGTGAGGTTTGGCGCGATGACTGCCGCTGCCTGTTCGGATGTTGTGGTGGCGTATTCAACAGAGTAGTTCAGGTCGCGCCGGTAGATGACGGCTTTTTGTAACGCATCGACGACCGGAGAATTCTTGTAGATCAGCCTGGCCCCATACCCATCAGGCATTGTGAGAAATTCTTGTCCTGCAAGGTCAGCGTCGATAGCTGCAGCAATAGCATCCCGAAGCGCAGGCGTCGGTGCCCACACTGTAATCATGAACAAGCGTTCTTGCCGCCTAATCTCACGCGTCACGGTCCCGAATCCACCGACACGCGCTGCCTGAACACGTCCGGAAGGTCCAATATTGATCGAACTACCCACAGCGAACGTCCCGGCGATATCAACGGAGACCATTTCTGCGAGAGCGGTAGCAATCGTGGTCAGCGTATCGTAAGGCTCGACCGGATAGACATAGTCCTTGCCATTGATGCGCAGCATCAGGTTCTGCGGCGTCGATACCGTTCCACCGACCACCACGCTTAGGCTCTTGCTTTCCAGCAGGAGGTGGCCACCGCTTTCCAGAAGCAGATTGCCGCCGCCCTCTAATTCGAAGCGCCCACCAGAGGCAGACTGAATAGCCAGCGTCAATGTCGGCAACGGTGCCTTCGTAACGACGGCGCGCTTCCGGTACCGCGTCGTATTCCGCTCATCGACTTTCGGGAAGACCGATACGTGTGTCTTGTTGGCTGACAAGTCCTGATCGAGATTGTCCGACGAAGGCCAGCCT